CTAACAACCAAGCTGCTACAAACGCTACAAACCAATCGGTAACTATTACAGGAAATATTGCTAATACTTCCTTAACAACTGCGCAATTAGCTTCGCACAATCACGATGTAATTCAAGGTGCAAATAATAATTCACAACGAGGAGGATATTATACTATTAAGGCAGATCGTGTTGATCCAGATGGACCGCGACAGTCTCCTTTTAATGTTGCAGGGCCTTCAGGTCTTAACCCAGATCAATATTTGGCAAGCCAAGGTTCAGGCACAGGACATAACCACAGTCATACTTTGTCTGGAACATTGACAGGTAATATTACAACAAGTTTAACGGGGACTGTTACCGCTGCGGGTACCAATTCATTTTCACCTTTTGTGGTGGTAAACTACATTATAAAGCATTAGGAGATATTTATGGCAACACAAATCATAATTTTACCTGGCGAAAGCATCTTGTTAGACCAGGAATTTAAAATTTCTTGGGCAGATAAAGGAAATTCAATGCCAGCTTTACCTAATACAATTCACTGTGTTTTATGGAATGATTTACCAGGTCAAAACGAAATACAAAGTAAAGATCCTGCCACAGGTAATATGACGGGTAATACAGATTTAAACGCTACGAGCGATGCTGTAGGATCGACAACTGTCGCTGCTTTACTTACTTGGGGAGAAACAAGAAAAAGTCAAATTCTATCTGCACAAACAGCTTATGATACCGCTGTTACCAATGGAACTGCTTCAGATGGTGAGACTTGGAGAGATTACGACTCCAATTACTCTTAATTTTCTTTTTTTAAATCTTTATAAGGTCCTTTTAAATCAACGTAGTGAATAAATAACTGATGATGCCAATATTCTTTTGGTTGATTAAAAACAGGTCTCCAATGAGGTATTTCACAGCCTTTATATATAACACCATCTCCTGATTCTATTACAATAGGAATATCTCCCATACACAAAGGCCATTTATAATTAGGATCTTGATAAAAATATTTTAAAGTTATAGATGCACTTATTTCACAGGCAGATCTGTCTACGTGCTTTTTTAATTCAGCCCCACCCAAATAAATTCTATTATATGAATATATCGGTTTTAGTTTTAAATCTGTTTCTTTTTCCATGATAGGAAGTAAATAGTCAACAAGATGATTATATATTTCAGAGTCTTTGGAATGATAAGAAGATGAAAGAGGAACCTGTGCATCACCTCCTCCAAAATTTTTTAAACTAAATGTAGTTAAAAAATTAACCATATCATGTGAAAGCATGTTTTTAACGTATTTATATTTTTTTGATTGTAGATCAGTCAATGTATCCACGTTATTATTGAATGTCTATCACCATTACTTACAGGAAGGACTGCATGAGGAAAACAAAAATTACTTGGAAAAACAACTGCTGTTCCCTTTTTTTTAGGAATTATAAAAGTATCATCTCCTTCAAAAAATTGAAAATCTCCTCCCTCATAATTATCATTTAACAACATAGAGATACTTAAAACTCTTGGCTTTAAATCAAAACTATCAACGTGTATTTTATATTCACCTTTATCTTTACCATAATAAATTAAATATTCATAACCAGTATCTTCTCCTTTTGGGCCAAGTTGGAAATGTTTAAATTCTTTGTGATATTCATTAATGATTTTTGAAACAATATTAAAAATTCTTTCATCAAACTTTTTGTCCACGTACTGTATCACACAATTACGAACATTTTTAGCTATTTCTGCATTTCCAACTTTGGCAGTTTCTAATTTTAAATTTTTTGAATCTTCAACTAATTCATCACATAATGAATCATCAATAATATTATCATAACATTTTATAAAATTTTTTATTTCCATGATTTTTTTGACCAAAACATTTTTTTGTATTTATCTACCCATTCACTCATTAAAAGATTTAAAGTTTTACCATGTAATTTTTCTTGATAAAAACCACTCCATCCTTTCCAAGATTCTCTTTTAAAAGGTATTACTTGAACCATAGGTTCTCCTTTTTTAATTAAAAATTGTTCATCTCTTTTATGTAAAATAAAGGGAAAATTAATTGTATTAACATACGTATCAGTATCTACCACCCCTGCTATTATTTCAAACCTTGTTTCTATTCTATTCATTGGTTTAATAAATAAACAACTATAGCCAGGCGGTGTTTTTATTAACCATTTATTGTGAAATTTTCCTGCGTTCTCCCCTGCTACTTTTTTCCACTCTTTAGGTAACTGTGTATTATTGTGAAACCCAAAATCATCTTGTTCTTTATTTGCAGGAGTTACACTAAAGTCATTTTCAACAGGATCAATTAAATAATCCTGATCGAAAGGAATGATGTATCCCATTGTTAAAGAATCTAAAAAAGGAACGCATGTTTTTAAAGTAGGAGTATGTAAATTACCATTATAAAATCTTTCTAATTTTTTATACTCTTTAGGTATAAATCGTGATGCTGGTTGTGGATGAGGCCACACGTTTAACATATCTTTGTTAGTGGCACAAAAAGTAATTTTTTTATTAAACATTATTTATAAAATTAAAAGACATGGACCTTCTAATTTCTCCTTTTACTTTAGTTTTAAAAGGCATGACACAATGTTGATGCCTAGCTTCGAAAACATAAAAATGCCCTACTTCAGGTTCCATCCAAGTAGCTCCAATACCATCAACTGAAATAAAACCTAATTGTCCATCCCTAAATTTATGTGGATCTTTAGCGTCATTTATAAACTCTGGAACTTTTAAAAACAAAACTGTAGACCAGCCCGTGGCGTCATGATGTGTGTGTGGAGGATTATACTCCCCCTCTTTCATATCATTAACCCAACAACTTAAAATATGTAATTTTTTTTCTTCATTAAAATGTCCAAGTTTTTCTATAGTATCAATGTAATCATTAATACACTCACCAATAGTTTTTGCTAATTTTGTCTGACCTAAAAGATGAGTAAACTCTAATTCAGAATCTAATCTTCCAGCTAATCTTGGTCCAAAAGAACTAAGATTTTCTTTTTCAGTTTCATATTTTAAATTAAAATCATTTATTAAATCTAAAGGAATATCATAACGTTTAATTATTCTTCCAAATAATGTTGTTTGTGCTTTCATTCTTTTTTCTGCTCCTTTCATAACATAAATTATCTGTCAAGAAAACAATTTTAAAAAGATTGCTTGATATATTCTGTACACATGTTTAAATTAGATCTCACCCAAAAATTACAAATCAAGGAGATATTATGGAAAATCAAGAAGTATTGAAGGCTATAGCTACCCTTGCTGATAAGGTGAGCAGATACCACGAACGTTTATTAGCGGTGGAAAGAGAAAAAGAAAAAATAGAAAAAACACTATCGGAACATTTAAAAGGCTGTAATTGTCATCCTGTAATCGAGGGTAAACCATATACATCTGACACAGAAATTATGGTGACTGGTTTAGATTCAGAGGTGGAGTGTGAAGCTTGTAGCGCTTAGCTGAAAAAATTACAAATTGAGTATCTAAAAGATCCGTTGCCTGCCCACTGCAAGGGTGAATGCCACACATCAGAAGAAAAAAATATAGCTCTATTCTGTTTAAAACCAATGTGCATGCTTAATTCTAAATGTTCTGAAGACGCTTTATGATAAAACCCTGTTCCATTATTTGCCGATTCTTCTCCATGCATATAAATCAAACATTGATGTGTTCTTTCACGACTCATATCAGTATGAGGTCTTGGCCTGTCTGAAGCTCCAACCATTGTATAAGCAGAGTAATCAAATTTTGATACTTTAAAATTAAATTTTTCTTTTATTAATTTTTTTATTTCTACTTGAATGTCACAGTCATTTGGCAAAGTATGTTCATGCCAATATGCTCCTTTATGTGCTTCTCTTTCTTTTTCATTGGGAGGATTATATTCAGCTTTAATCATGAGCTGTACAATTTCATTGTATAACTCAGGTGGAAAAAAATTTTCTTGTATAAATACTTTTGACACTATTCAGGCGTTACGCCTAACATATCTGCCAATGATGGTGCAAAAACTTTTACATCCCTTTTTATTTTTTCAACAGTAGTCGACGTATTAGGATCATCAATGTCTGCTTGCATAGCAGCTTCTGATTCATATTCTTGACCTGTATCAATATTTGTAATGGTGGTTTCCGTTTTTACTTTGTAGTGTGGAATTCTTCTTCCGTCTTCAGTAGTAATATGACCTAATAATTCAGCAGGTTCAACTATCGGCATCTTCGTTTCTCCAATTTATGTTAAAACTGATGAT